GGATATTTGTGACTGCCGAAGAAATTATATTCTTAGTGAATTAGAGTCCATATTAAGAACAGAGAAAACTCAAACATGACCCAACACCCCCAAAAGAGTACGGAGGGGAAGAAGAGGAAGAGGCATAGACATCGATATACAAAAAACTGGGGGAGTGTTAACGGTTTCTTGGCCTATGGGAGAAAGCAGTTTTGTGTATGCGGAAAGAGGAAACCATGACTAAGAATAGTATGGAAAAGAAAGAATTAATAGAAAAATATGAAAAATATTCTTGCGGATGTTCAAAGTCTTTTAGGGTAAATGGATACAGAATCGATGGATTCAGTTTTCTTTGCTACGATCATGGGCTAGGCTCAATGATTTCACAAAAAAAGAGGAAACAATGAATGACGGTTGGAAGGCAATTTGGGAACAAGAATACAATGACCGTTTTGGCTTTTTAGATAGCATCATAGAAAAGCGTTGTATTCCAGGCGATAAAGGAACCAATTTTGGACATGAGATAAGGGAATTTATAAGGGCAGAGATGAATTGCAGAGACGCCCTCATCTCCTCCCAGGCTGAAGAGATAAAGAAACTTCAAATAAAATGTGCAAATCTAGATAAAATTTTAGGCTCTCTTGATGTCGAGAATCCAAATGCCACAGATGCACTTTTACAGACACTTACTATGCAGAAAGCTGAGATTGAGAGGTTGAGAGGGGCGCTTGAAGTAATAGCTGCTGGCGACTGCATTGATTGTAATGCTGATAAACTCGCCAAATCCGCACTGGAAGGGAAGGGGGAGGGATGAGATTAGTTAGACAAGTCGCCATAGAGCGGAGACGGTGCGCACCAATGGGGGTAAACAAGCCACACCGATTGTAGCTTGCATCCTGATTGGACGAAGGCATAACCGGAAGCTGTGCGCTGGACTGGGCATAGTAGCCTGAACGGATCGGAGTCCAACACGCCGGGAAGCAACCGGCACAAGTTTAATAAGGAGGTTTAGAGTGAGTGAGCTTCATGAATTAACCGATAAGATCAAATACAATTTACTATCTGGCTCTGTAGAACGCACAAACTCCATTGTGCGGGAATATTTGAAGGGGTGTGTAAAGAAATGCGAGAAAGTTCATTGGGTTGATATTGGCCCCTGGTATCAAGGAAAGCCTTCTTTGACCGAACTCTTTAATAAAGCCCTCGGCCTCTCACCAAAGACGGAGCCGACAGGTTATTGTTCAGCGCACCAAGAACCTAACGATAATTGCCGCACATGTTATCCGCCCAAGCAAGAACCGGATAAGAGTAAGTGGTGCAGTCATCTAACGTTTGGGGAGAACGGAAGTTGGTGGATTAAGCTTTCTAAGGATGACCAGTGGATTATCGCCAAAGAATATAATTTTTGCCCCATCTGCGCCGCCCCAAGACCGAAGCAATTGAGTGAGAGGGAGGAGTTGGCGGAGAAGTTTATAGATTTTATCTACAGAAAGATTAACAGGGTTCTTGGTATTACGCAGAGGAAAGAGTGTGCATTAGAGATGGCCGACATAGCCCTTGAGTTTATGAAGGAGAAGAGATGAAGCGGACGGTGGAGAGGATATTATCGAGTTATTGCAACTCAACAAACTGTCATTGCCCTGAGATAAAAGCCGCGCTTAAAGAGTTGGTGTTGGGGTGTGTGCCGGACGAGCGTAAAGGTAAGCACTTAGGTCACTCAGAAGATGATGGCTACTGCTATAACTGTCAGGAAGTTGTGCCAGAAGATGAACGAAGTAGTTTTGGTGATTGGGCTTGGAACTCCTGCCGCACCGAAACAATAAAGAGGATTGAGGAACTATTCAAATGAGCGAGAGGAGTAATGAGGAGATAGCTAAACACCTATCCGGCAAATTGCTATGTATTAAAGGCCAGTTTAATTTACTGGAGGTGGTTGAAAAGTTAATCCTTGAAGCCCTAGACCAAAAAGACGCCGAATACCAAGCCAAGATAGCGGCGCTGGAAGAAGAGAATCAGCAGCTTAAGAATTTCTTTCGTTTGATAGATGAAGAGCGTGCAAAGTTTAAAGTTGCAGATTCAAAGCTAGTTATCTCGCTTCAGGCCAAACTCCACTCTCTCGAAAAAGTAGTAAGCGCCGCCAGATGGTACAAAGAAGCCTATTTTAATTCAACGGATAGTAATGAGAGGAATAAGACACGGGATAGGTTATGGGATGCGCTTCGTGAATATGAGGAGGGGAAGAGTTGAAGCTGTCACCACTGATATGCCTATCATCATCACTATCGCTTCTGTCGCTTTGATGTTTCCTGCTTCTAGGGGCGAATTAAAGCCAATGGTCCAAGTAATAAATCAGCTACAAGTTATTTATCTGATCTGGGTCATACATTGGGTGACTAGAAAAAATGGATGATACTTACCCAATAGGAATAGGCGCGTGTCGGAGAGCTATTGAGAGGGCGCGTAAAGCTCTGAATGTAAATTACACACAAGAAACCGAAGAGATTAACCACGAACAGACTGAGATTATTAGCTCCTTAAGGAAAGTTATTAGGTTGAAATACGATCAGAAGCATATTCCGTTCGTGGCGTTTGCTTTGGATAGGATGAGGAAGAATGAAGAAAGGTAAAGCTTCAGTTCCAGTATATGTTTATCTCGTGCCAAAGAAGAAGTGGCCGAAGAAAGTTAAAACCCACTACGTCGATCAGTATGGGATTGCTTTTGATGTTGATGCTAAGACAGGCAAACTTGTGGGGTATGAGTTTTTGGATTGTTATGGGGTAGAGATTAATGGCAAGGAAGTTTAACTGCTCACACGACTACTGCAAGCGCGAGGGGAATAATTGGCGCTGCTTGACGTGTAATATGTATCCCGCCCTCATTTGGCTTGATCTGTCGCTCGAACGCTTAACTCCTTCAGTCTCTTAATCTCATCCGTGTAAGTCTTAATAAGTCCTATATAACTAAACTGTTTCCGACACTTAGAGCAGTCGAAATAGGTATGCTCCCTATCATCTTTCATTAATAGGTTATTCAAGCAATAAGGACAAAGCATATTATCTCCTTGTAGATGTGTATATGTACTACACATGTTATCGAGCAAAAAAAATTCATTACCACCAGCTAACTTTCTTCTTTATATGAGGCATGTTTTTATTACAGAAACAAGTGCCGACATATTGGGGAGGATGGCCGAATTTGACGATGTAGATTGGGTGGCCGGTGGATTGAGTCATTTAACCCTCTTCATATAACGAATAGTGTCATCTCGGAGCTTCTCGTTATTAACTAAATGCTCTAAGAATTCATTCAACTGTTCTAATTTAGCCCAAGCAGCGAAAGGAATAGCAAGCCACTCTTCCGGTGATTCGCAAGCTTTAAACTCTTTTATAACCTCAAGCGCAATTGCTAGTTCTTTCTTTGATCGTTTTGTTTTTAGGAAGTCGGTTATTTTCTTACTCATGCTTCACCTGCCACTTCTTAACCATTTCCTCATGCCCTTTAATCGCTTCTTCTAGGGTTGAGTATCGGTCCATGTCGAGATCATTTCCTTTGCCATCCTCATCAAACACCATAGTTTCAAATATTATTGGCGGTCCAGTAAGTCGCCAGTTATGATCCAATCCTAACCACACCGTTGATACTTTGCCGCCCCAGGGTAGGTTAGTTAGAGCGATGCGTTTATAGTTGAAATCTCTAAGCAATTCTTCCCATTCCAGCATATTCTTAATTGGCTTACCTTCTTTGTCATAGACTCGAACTATAAGGTTACTTTCTTCACGGTTATTCTTCATGTTTGCGCCTCAGCTATTCCCTATAATCGTCATAAATTTCAATTTCATCATTCTCCTTAACAATAATAGGTCCCCATTCCTTTACAAAAGACATTAGATCTTCAAGGGTATTGATTTCTATTGTTGCGTCTTGGTCGTAATCAACATAATTATTCTTTTTAATTTTAAAGCCAAGAGTCTTAAGTTTCTTGGCGTAATCTGCATCTGGAAAATGCATTGAATTGGACAGCTTAAATTTCATATCGCTCACCATTCTCCATTAGTGGGTGTCCTTTGTTCTAAATTGTTCAAGCCAACGCTGTACCTTCTCTGGCGATCCTTGTGAAGCTGCTGGCAAATAGTTATACATAAAGCCTACAATTTCCCTTAAGTGACGAATGTTGATATGATCCGCTCTGCCAATAGCTCCTTTTAAATCATTCTCAAGCACAGCCGTTAAGAATCCACCTGGTTCGATCCCATGAAAGACGTAGAACTCAAAGGCATCGATCATGTGCTCAGGGACACCGTATCTTCTGGCTTCTTCTTGAAACTTTTCATTGCGTTCCATTGTTAGTCCTTTGTGTGGGATTGGGCTTTGGCTATTAACTTTGCTAATTCGCGTCCCTTCGATGATAGTGGAGCGCACAATGCATATTCTTTCACAAGCCAGTCGTACATTTCGGGAGCAGCGGCGATTAGGGCGGCGTTGGCTTCGGTTTCCTCATTATCGCGGCCATTAGCATTAACTAAAATAGCAATGCCTTGACCATTAGGCGCAAGGATTCTCTTTTCGCCTTCTGGTGTATGCCAAACATCTACTTTCCACGGTCCTGGTGTATGCTTCATTGGTTTAGTTTTCATTGGCGCACCTCCAAAAAGTTATTATTAAGCCTCATCATTTGTTTTTGTCGGATCTGTTTTGTCTTTGTACCATGAAGATCCAAGCGATGATGATGCTTTGTCAAGCCATAATTGTGTATCTCTCTCAAGTTGTCCAAGCGGCATTAATGGGTTGGGTGAAATTGGCATGATAATCTTCAGCAATTGGTTGCGCTTAACCTGTTGTTCTTTAATAGCATCTTCGTACGTCTTTATCGCTATTAAGTAGCCTGCCCAAATACCCACCAATAAAGTTAGAATGTAATACATTTTAAATGCTCGCAGTTTTTATGCTTTGTTTCATACCAGCAAATTTCAGATTCATTGGCACCGGATATCTTTGCTGATTTAAACTTAGCGGCATAATCGTTAGCTTTTTCAAAATTTCGGAAGAATTTCACTCTTAGCGCATTATCTACTTTCCATAACTCTTTCATAATCGCACCCTCCTAAGAAGTTGTTAGTTAATCGATTGTTGGACGTTCAACCTTATTACTGCTTGAAAAGCCGGTAGAGGGTCGCTGGCCGCCAACTTTACATAGCTATACATCATGAAATTAAATAGATTAAAGCTATGTTAATCCCGATCCCAACGCCGAGCAAGAAGAAAAGCCAGTCTCTAGGCGACATGGTTAATCATCCTGTTTCGGTTCCTATCGAGCAATTGAAGGGCAGACTTTAACTTAACGTAGGTTTTAATCTGTCCTCTTGAATACGCTGTTACTAGGATTAGATAAGTTTGATCTGGGTTCATTTATTTGTCCTCCATTTTAAAGTTGAATCGCAACTGTCCGCGATCTATTGATAGTGTGATTTGATCAGTCTCCGCTTCATCCATTGCTTCGATGAAGGTTTTTAGTTCCGCTCGGGTTAGGGTTAGGTTCATTTAGTTTGTCTCCTTTACGTTGCATGCTTCATTCCACTTTGACCAATTAAAGCGATCATTAATTCCAGCGCATACTTCACCGATTGTTTGAGCTAGATGCTTTCTTGTGCCGTTTTCAGTGACTTTTGCGATTGCTTTGGCTAACTCGTTGAAGTGCTTTCTTGACATTGTCTTATCTCCTTATTTATGGTTTATAGGGCACAATAAATCCGCGCTTACTCCAAATTACTAAAAGCTATTGCCTCTTGTTCTCCGCTTAATTCAAAGATACGTGTATTAACATGCTTGCGGCTTGTCAGATCATGCTTGCGTATTAATTCGAGCGCATTTTTCGCAATATGCACTTCGATTCGTCCATCATCATATTTGAGTTTAAATGCCTTCATTTCTTATCTCCTTAATTATTCCTTTATGGTTCACTAGACACAAAAAAACTACTTCGATTGTTTCCTAAAATACTCCGATAATATTTCGTCCAGTACATCACTCACTGGCTTCTTATCATCGGCTGATTTGTACTTTAATCGCTTCATATTCTCTTCACTTATCATCAGTGTTGTCTTCACTTTCTCGCTTGGCATACTAGAATAATACCATATTTAAGGGGATGGTCAAGGACTAAATTAAGATTTTGGCTATCGCTTTACAACACTATATATAGTGGTTAATAATTGACAATATACTATTAGTGGAGTAAAAATATGATTATGATTATGCCAACGGATTCAAGTCCGCTCAATGCTGATCCGCTCACACTGCTAAGTGAGAAGCAAAAACTGTTCATTGAAAGTTACATTGTTGATAAAAACGGCACAAAAGCTGCTATTCATGCCGGATATTCCGCTAAGTTTGCTCATATTGAAGCAAGCCGCATGTTAAAGCGTCCTAACGTAAAGGCCGCTATTGAGGCTATTTTGTTTCAACAAAACAAGGAATATAGGCGTCATTTGATGTCGAAAGAGGACTTCGTTGGCAAAGCGATGGATAAATTCGAGTCGAATGCGGTTCCTGAGGCTGTAAAACCAAGATATTTGGAAATTGGTGGTCGCGCTCTAGGTTATATTGGCGCAAGTGCTGATGTTTCAACAACTAACAACACGCAGATAAATATAACTAACAAATTGGAGATCAACGGACTATCAACCGATCAGATTTTGGAAAAGGTTAAAGGTTTGTTGGATGACCAATCGAAGTGAGCACACAATTGAGCATGGACAAAACTTTACTTTACAACCCTTTACATATCAATCACTTGGCAAAGTAACAATGAAAGCTTGTCAAGCTTTGAACGTGAGAAATTAATGGGACAAATATTAGGGACATTAAGGCCGGCCCCACCCCGCGAAGACGGGAGTACCCTCATATATATAAGGCTCGTTCGAAAGTTTTACAATTTTTTTAAACTCAGTAAAACGTACCAATACTCAGCTTGACCACAGAAACCCTCCCACAGCCCTCAATGGTCGATGACCTCCGAGCAAGGGGACTGAGGTATCCCAAGGAGTTGAGAGAGAACGCTATTTATCGATATAAGCTCCTCTCCGCAGCGGTGAATAATAAGAAGGCTCAACAGGATTTACTCGAGATCAGTCAGTCCGATATTCTGTTTTGGGTTAATGTTTTCGTTCACACCTACAACCCCCGCAAGAATCCTTCAACTATTCCTTTTATTACTTACGAGTATGAAGACAAGTTGATCCTAGAGATCCTTGACCGAGTGCTGAAGCAAAAGGATTTACTGATTGATAAGTCTAGAGACATGGGAGTCACTTGGTGCGTCCTCTTAGTCTTCACTTGGCTTTGGCAGTTCGGGGGTGAGGGATTCGATTTCTTGGTGGGATCACGCAAGGAACAGTACATCGACGTTATGGGAAACATGGACACTTTGCTGGAGAAGATCAGGTTCATCATTAGAAACGAACCTCAATGGATGCGCCCATATGGATGGGATCCAGATAAACACTCGAACTATATGAAACTAGTTAATCCAGTGTCCAAAGCAACTATCACAGGAGAGGCCACTAATAACAATTTCTCCCGTGGTGGTAGACGAAGAGGAATCTTCTTCGACGAGTTCGCTTTTTGGGAGTGTGACCAATCCGCCTGGAGAGCAAGTGCTGATAGCTCAAATTGCCGAATAGTGGTATCCACGCCAAATGGAATGAATAACCAATTCGCCAAGTTGAGATTTAGTAACTCAATTGACGTTCAGTCCCTCCACTGGAGACTCCATCCTGAGAAGGATCAAGCTTGGTATGAGAATGAGTGTAAACGCCGTAATCATGACTCGATTGAGATAGCGCGAGAACTCGACATTAATTACGAAGGATCTGAAGAGGGGATTCTCTTCCGCATGGATGATCTCCGAAGAGCCACACAAGCTCAGCCAATCATGACAATGGATCGCAAAGTAGTCTCAATTGATCCCGCCGGTGAGGGTGATGATGAGGCGGTGATATACGTCTCTAATAACGGAAATGTAATTGAGCGCAAGTTCTTCAAAAAGTCTGATCCAGTCCAGTTGGCCGGGGAATGTGCAGTGTTAGTGAGAAAGCATAAGGCTCAAGTGTTGATTGGGGACGCAATTGGAAACGATGTCCTCTCCTTCGCCAAGAATCTTTTAGGAGCTGATAATTGCAAAGTAGTAGCGATTAAGGGAAGCGAGAAGGCCAGTGATCCAGTTAAGTTCTACAACAAACGAGCCGAGATTTACCACAACGCCGCCAAGTTAATGGCAAGTGGAAACGTTCAAGTTGACGACGATCACACTCTCATCATGCAGCTCAATGCCACTAAGTACACGACTAAGGACGGAAGGATCATTTTAATACCGAAGGAAGAGATTAAGAAGTTGGTTGGGGGATCACCCGATAGAGCTGACGCCTGGTCCCTGATGGTTGAGGGTCTTAAATACACGCATTCAAGGTATGAGGTCGAACAAAGGGAAAGAGTCCGAAGAGTCAGAGAGCCACTAATGGTGGAGTCAGGAAAGGAATATGGGGACTGGGGCGACATTATTAGCTAAAGAGAATTTAAGAAAGCTGAAGTGGGCTGAGGATATTTTATCACTGGTTGAGAAGACGGATAAGCCCGAGTGGTTACTTAGGATTAAGACCGAGCACTGTAAAGAGTTGCTTAGACATCACATGTACATGATTAAAGAAATTCAGAAGGGACTGAGCGATGCCCGTAGAAATGCAGATTAAGTCTGAAATAACTCCTGAGATTAAGGAGTTTGTTAAGAAGTTAGCTGGAAAAGTAAGGAGAGACGATGATGACAGGCAAGTTTGGAAAGACAAGCAAGTCGTCGCTCATAACGCACGACTGGGATTACGAAGACGTACAAATCGTCCGTATCCTGGTGCCTCAGAAGTTCCGATCCCAATTACTGACAAGTTTATTAAAAAACTCAAAGCACTTTACGTATCCGTTGCCACTCAGAATAAAAAGCAAATTAGTGTGCGAATTGAAGAGGGGTATCCGGTCACAAATGAAACGAGGGAATCCGCCAACAAGATCGAACGTGCGCTGAATAATTTAATTAAGAAGCGTGACTTCCAGTGGACTAAGAAGGTGACTCTCTTCGTTGATTACTTTCTTGAAAACGGTCACGCCATATTCAAAGTGATTGAGAAGTTCTTCTCTAAGACCGTCAACCGCACTATCAACATGGACAACTTCTCTGACGAAGAGAAGAAACAGCTTAAGTCAATGAAAGTTGAGGAGCTTCGTCAAATAGTAGCAGCAAGAGAGGAAATGGACCTCGATGATAAAGAGGATATTAAAGAGATTGATCGAATCGTTAAGCAATTTAAGTCGGGGAAAAAGGAGATTAAGTTCACTAAGAGGATAGCTTATTCCGAGCCTACGGTGATACCGGAGAGAGGCTTGAGGATAATTGTGCCTACTTCTGGAACCGAGCTTCAGCGCCTCCCTCGCATCACACATGACATGTGGATGAACTATCAAGAACTCCGAGACATGGCGGATAAGAAAGTGTACGAGAAGGATGTAGTTGACTCACTCGACCCCGATGGCGGCACGAACGATGATTCCATTAATAACCTGTCTTGGTCCTTAGCTGAGGGCGTCACGAATGAAGAAACGAAAACCGGACTCTTCAACGTCAGAGAATGTCAAACCTGGTACGACAGAAAAAAGTGGGTATTCACTTGGATCGAGCAAGTTGGGCAGAAGGTTAAGTCGAGTAAGGAGGACTTGGATGATGTACTCGTTCTTCAGGCCATAGAGCTTCCTTACGAACATGGTTTGTGGACTTACGTTAAGCATGACTTTGAGCTGAAGAATACTCGGTGGTATGCGAGTCGAGGAATCCCTGAGCAGATCAGAGGACTCCACCAGACAATTGAGAAGATGTACAACGCGAGACTGATTAGAGACGAGTACAACAATGCTCCAATGTGGCGTGTTAGTAAGCAGCTTGGAATGGCTGGGGACGAGATTAGATTGCGGCCTGGTCAAGTGGTCGAAGCTGAGGCGGGGGAAATTGAGCAGATTAATAAAGGAGTCACGGTTGATGTCTCAAGTGAGCGACTGGAGCAACAGGCAAAGGCTTATGCTGAGGAATACCTATCAATCGCTGATTTCACTAATCGTTCGGCGGTCAATGCGGGTGGTGTACGGACTGCGACTGAGATTCAAGCGGTTCAGCAGAACACTGGGAGGCAGTTAGGGATTGATGTTTCGCTGTTCCTGGAGTCTCTATCCGAAGTCGCCAATCAAATGTACCTCATCCTCAAACAATCGGTCGATGTCCCAAAAGTAATTGGAGGTGTCTTACTAACGCCTGAGGATTTTCTTGTGAAGTGTTCCGTCTCGTGGGTCGGCTCTCTTGAGTCCACCGATGCTGAGCTTCAACAGTCCAAAGCACTCCAGCGCATTCAAGTATTGCAACAGGTGGGTATGCCCTCTGGCGTGGTAAGTCCAACCAATATCTACTTCGCACTTAGAGACTGGTTGACGAAGGACTCTGATGTTGAGAATCCCGATAACTTTGTCACCTCACCTGAGGATGTACTAATGGGCGAGATTGAGGAGCAACAGTCGGAGCTAGTGAGAATGATGAACGGATTCGATGTACAGGTGCATCCAGACGACAACGATGGAGTGCATATCCAAGTGATTGAACAGTATCTCCAGTCACCGCAAGGTCAGCAAAGAATGCAACAAGATCCAGAGTTCGCGCAAAGGGTAGAAGCCCATGCGAGTCTACATATTCAATCGGAGGCAATGAAGAATGGTGTCAAAACGGGGCAAGGTCAAAAAGGCCAAGACCGCAGAAGCCAAGTCGCACGCCAAAGCGCCGCTGCCTGAGCGCACGGAAGCACTTATTCGTAAAAACGGGTTGATGGTTGAAGAGATGCTTAACTCGGAAGTTTGGAAAACTATTGGGGAAGTCCTGATAGACGAGGGTATCGCGTCAGTAGCGGGTAGGAAGACAAATGGCCGATGGCATCACGGAAGCTTCACGAGAGCAAATAACGAGCCTCTTCCATATCTCCAGGGTTATCAACGCGCCTTAATGGACTTCTCCAATCGCTTAATCGATTTCGTGAAAGCCAAGGATGACTTGGATAAGAAAAAGAAAGAATCGGAGTTAGAGAGGCATCAACCATTTATTAACCCATTCTTAGAGGAAGACGATGACTACTCCGAAAAATAAGATCAAGATTCCTGATTCGTTGAAACAGGCAATTATTAAATCAGCAGAGGTAATGACGCAAGGTCGGCAACGCAACATGATGGACGAAGCGGTGAAGATGGGTTCCCACGGAGCTGCGATGTTCCATCCAAACCCGGAGAATGTCAATGGGCAGAAGTGATTTCGAGTGGGTGCGGGAAAGATTGAAGCGTGAGAAGAAGGAGCCTAATCGTTATTCAGATAATCGTCGGAATTATCTTCTGAGTGAAGCTCACAAGTCCGACGGTCCTGGTGCGGTTAAGGAATTAAAGAAAGAGTTCAAACTTGGTTCCTAAAAAACTGATTGAAGAAATTGAGCGTTGGATAGGCGAGAAGAAATTCGGTCACTTACAGATTAATTTCTCTGAGGGCCGGATAGTGAATGTGAATCGAGTCGAGTCCATCCGCTTAACGATGATTGGTACTTCCATAGGGGAAGCCACTATTACTAAGGTCGAGGAAGTTTAATTTTGAGTTTCTGGGTATCTAACAACCCTGGGAGGAATACATGACAGATAAGGTTATCAGCGAGACACCAGAGGTCAAACCGGCTCCAATTGATGTAATTGATCCAAAGTCTCCTGGAGAAGTAAATGAAGAGTCTACAGCGAGTCGCCGTGAAAGTATCGAGACTGAGGTCATAACGGAGAACAATACGTTCCCGGATGTCGTGACTGAGGAAGAACCTAAGCCTGAGGTTAAGGAGGAGGTAAAGGAACCTGAAGTTAAGGAGCCTGAGAAATCCTTCGAGGACAAGGTAAAGGAGAAAGTTCAGAAACGCATCGATAAGGAAGTAGCCAAACGTAAGACTCTCGAAGAGGAATTAGCCGAAACTCGCGCCGAGCTTGAGAAGCTTAAAACGCATATCAAGCCTGAGGCCAAGACGGAGGCTGATTCCAAGCGAGAGCCGACAGATGCTGAGGTAAGAGCCGCGCTTAAAAAAGCCATCGAGGACGGTGATGTAGAGTTTCAAGTCCAGATTACCGAATACATGGCTGATCGTAAGGCGAAAGCTGAACGAGCCGCTGCACTGAAAGAAGTTGAGGAGTCCCAGAAGAAACAAACTGAGGAAGCCCAGCGCCTACAGGCTGATTGGAACAGTTTGGTTATGGATTATATCGTCTATGACGACAAGGGAAATATTGATAACTCCCATGAACTCAATCTCAATAACCAAAACGGTCAACTCTATAAGACCGCACTCGCTTTGTTTAACGACAAAGAATTGCGCGCGACTCACTACAACGACGCCAATAAGGTGCAAGCCTTTAGGCGAGCGGTAGGGGACGCTTATAGAGAGATTCACCAACATGGACTCTTGAAGAGTGCTCCAAAGAAAGTTGAACCAATAAGCTCTGGGGAGGATGAAGAATCTTCCAAAACGAAGATGCGAAAGGTTGCATCTCTTGCTGAGCCTGGTTCAGATTTTGCCGAGGATACCACTCCCGTTAAAACCCTATCTGACACCGAAAAGGTGATTGACGAGATTAAGTCTCGGCGCAAGTTCATTGAAGGACGCGCCAGAGCATAGTTAGTTAGTTCTAAATCTGGAGTATTAAATGGGTCAGCAACTCTGGTCAGTTAATAGTTTGGGAGGTTTCCTCTCGAATAACCAACTGTCCAAGCAGGTGCGTCATCGTTCGCAGACCATGCAGAAATTCCGTCAGTTCGTTTCGCCGGAACCTGCCGCTGGTTCGAACCGTGGAGAGAAGGTCTTTTTCAATAAGATCAGCAATATCTCTACCGCAGGTGGCACGCTTCTTGAGACGGACACGATTCCTAAACGGAATTTCACAATCACGCAAGGCACTTTGACGATCACGGAATACGGTAACTCCGTTCCGTTCACGCTCAAAGCTCGCACCTTGAGTGATGTGCAGCTCCCGGACATCGTGAACACTGTGCTTCGTAACGACATGGCGAAGGTCCTCGACTCGGCTGCCGCAACGCAGTTCAAGACGAACGACTACGTTGCCACTATTACGAACACGGCAACCACAACGTTTGGATCGGCTGGTGCGGCGCTTGCTACTGCGGGTGCCAACATGTCCGATAAGAACGTTCGCGACATTGTGGACCGGATGAAAACTCTCAACATCCCGACTTATGATGGTGAGAACTACATCTGTATCGCTTCTACGAACTCGATCCGAGGTCTTTACGACTTCTTCGAGGCCAAAGCGGTTCAAACCACGATGGCTCCTCTTTACCAAGGTGAAGTGGGTCAGTATTACAAGACCCGTTTCGTTGAAGAGACGAACTTCCTCTCCAATGCTGATGGAAGCAACGGTCTCTACGGCGAAGCAGTGTTCTTTGGTGAAGATGCGGTCCGTGAAGGTATCGCGATTCCTGAAGAAATCCGTATTTCGATCCCGACAGATTATGGTCGCGATCAAGGTGCGGCATGGTACGCCCTCTTAGGGTTCCAGCAGGTCTGGGACTTCAGTGCGGATGGCGAAACAAGAATCATTGTTGTCGATTCACTATAAGGGAGGAGGAATAAATCATGCCTAGTTCAAAAGGCGGTCGCTCTTATTCTGATCCCTCTTATGGGTCAATTAGAGTAAAGACGTTTGGTCCGTATACAGCAGGTACTCGTGCAACGGCTATTGTTGACAACTGGAAGCCCATGAACCCGATCACGGTTCTGGACTGGAATTTGTCCAATAGCACTCTCGGAACTGGCGGTTCTTCTCAGTGGGTTTTGGCGGCTACTTCTAGCGTCGGAACGGCTGCGTTAGGAACTGCGATTTTCGTGGGTACTCACGCTGCTGGTGCGGTGGTTGACGGCTCGCTCACAGAAACGAACGTTCCTGCGGATGGAGCAATTCATCTGTATTCGGTTCTTTCGACTGCGGCTGGTCTTACCGTGTCGGTGAATGTCACTTATCGCGAAAGGTTCGATTCTAGCGATAACTAGTAAGTCGGAATTGGGTGGGGCTGGCTCACAAGGCTGGCTCCACTCAAATCCTTAACCTTAAAGAAAGGTACAATGCCACATTATAGAGAAGTTAAGAACTGCCGCATTTGTGATTCTCCCCGTTTAGTTAAATACCTTGATCTCGGTGAAGTTCCTCTCTGTAACTCTCTAGTAACTAACGATAAAAGTCATCCAACTTACGCCCCGTTTCCCATTCAAGTCCTCTTCTGTGAAGAGTGCTGCCTATCTCAGTTAAGCATAGTGGTGAATCCTGAGATTATGTACAACGATTATGTTTATCACTCGTCTGTTTCTAAGACATTTCGGGAACACTGTTACCAGATGGCGATCAGGCTTCAAGAGTTGTACAAGTCTATTCCTCATCCATTAGTCGTTGATATTGCCGCCAATGATGGATGCTTACTGGATCAGTTTAAGGCGGCTGGATTTAAACGACTACTGGGGATTGATCCGGCCAAGAATTTGGCAAATGAGCATTGGACTAAGTTTAGGAATTCAATACAGTACGGCGAGCTTTCGGTCATCCCTCAGCACTCATACGGCTTCCTTAATGACTTTTGGTCTGAGAAATTGGCCCTTAGTTGTAGAGACGAGGCTACACAAGGCGCATCATTCATCACCGCTACCAATGTAGTGGCGCACGTCGATGATCTTAGAGACTTCTTGAGGGGTGTTCACTGGTTCCTAGATGATACGGGCGTATTCGTGGTCGAGGTTCCTTATCTACATGAGTTAATTAAGAATAATCAGTTCGATACTATTTATCACGAGCATTTGAGCTACTTTCTTCTTAAGCCTCTCAAAAAGATATTCGCCGCTTGTGGCCTCACTATTATTCGAGTTGAGAAGTATCCCATCCACGGTGGATCGATAAGAGTCTATGCGGATAAGGGTAGTCATCCCGTTCACGAGTCAGTGGCTGAGATGGAAAAGTTTGAGGAAGAGGAGAGACTATACAAAGTAGATACTTATATAAAGTTTTCTGATCGAGTTAATGAACTCAGAAAAAATCTCTTGGCTCTCTTTGAGATCCTTCATCACAACGGCTCCAAGTTAATGGGTTATGGAGCATCAGCGAAGGGAATAAGTCTACTTAATTACTGCGGTATCCCTAGAAACTACTTATCCGCCATCGTCGATGACACCCCAGCCAAGCAGGGAAAATACACTCCAGGTAGCTTGATTCCAATTGTCAACTTTTCTCGCTTCCACACCGATGAACCAGACCACATCTTACTACTAGCTTGGAACTTTGCTGATGAGTTGATGATGAAGACTCAGTTTCATAAGGATAGAGGGGGATATTACATCATCCCGATTCCCGAGATCAGAGTGATATGAAAACTTGCTTCATTTCTAGATTAGGAGGAGCTGGGGACGTTCTTCACGCAGCTCACCTGCCTAAGCTAATTAAAGAGCACTATGGAGTCGATAAGATTGATTTCGAGACCAATTATCACGGTATGCACATTCTAACTGGCAATCCCTACATCGATAACCTAATCTTCCTCGATATTAATAAGATTACCTATAACCGAATGGTTAAGAACCTGGAATGGGCCAGACAGACTTATGACCTAGTGTTCGATTTCGCCAACACGATTGAGAAAGCTTACTGCACGAATGAAAACGACTGGCGCTACTACACATCCGACCAGTGGCGCAGGGAGAATCTAGGGACTAAGTCTTATTACGATGTGATGATCGATGCGGCGGGACTACCGGAGTCTTACTACGGGAACAGAGCGCGGTTATATTTCACAGATGAAGAACACGCTCAGGCACAGGAGTGGATCACAGAGAAGAAGAAGATTTATGACCAAGTAATACTGGTCAATGTTTCTGGATCAACTCTCCACAAGAAGTTCATACAAGCTGAGCCCGTTTGTCGAAAGATTCTAGATCGGTACCCAAAGAGCCTCATCATCCTCAGCGGTGACGAGTATTGTAAAGACCAAGTTTTCGCGCATGAGAGAGTGATTTCCTACGTTGGTAGTAAGGTGAATGGGTTTCGCTCAGTCTCGCTTAAGTGCAAATATGTTGATCTAACAATCAGCTTAGAATCCGGTCTGGCTCTAGTTGCTCACTCCTGGGACGCCCCCACACTTCATTTACTCACCGCCGCCAGTTGGGATAACCACATTAAGTACGCTAAGAACGCTTATTGGCTCCAGGCGTCGGTTCCGTGTTCACCGTGTCACAAGAATCCTAGAGACTATTTTGGGTGTCCTGTAATTGATAAACACCCAGCTTGTATATTTTTCGATGAAGAGAAGATTATGGAAAAAGTTGAGGAGGCACTTTGTGTCTCAAAAACCGCTTAAGATTAGTCACAACATAAAGCTTGTATCCAAGAATGGGGTTACTTTTCTTTACGTCAATAACCAATACACGATGAGAGACATAGTAAAGAAAGACACACGAGGCGAACGATACTTTATTCCGAATTACGCTCCTTATTTAAGCAAGAAGGATCTCTTAAAGATTAAGCGGTGGATTGAAAGGGCTATTAAGGATGCTTAATACAGGTCATTACACATGGAAAGTTGTCTCTAAAAACATTTTTAGTGACGAAGATTTAGAAAAATGGCTTCAAGAGATGAGCGAAAAATACATTTTTTATCAATTAAAACTATATGAAGATAGATCGGTTAGATTGATATGCAGAGAATGGGTGTTGGATGTCAATCGCTAAACAACTTCAAGAAGTAGTTCCATTCTTTATCCAAGACTGTCCTCTATGCGGTCGCTCGAATCGGATAGTAGTGAAGGGTATCTACCGCAAAGACGATAAGTCGCCGATTGAATTCTATCCAGACATGGGCTACTCATTCTGCAACTGTAAAGCGATCTTCTACACACGGCCTGAGAATGTGACTGATCCAGTGAGTTATGAGCCTGATGAGAATGGGATTATCACTTTACCGGACCCATTCTTTGCTTGGCCTAATCCCTATGACTTCCTTTACTGGAATGTCCGTAAGTACGAGATCATCTGGGACATGCACTCCTTAGTGAATCACCTTAAGGACATGGGTTACGAGGTGATCTCATACTGGCGCGATTTTGATTTGGATTCTAAAACTCCCCAACACTTTCACATAAAGGTTAAGCAATGAGGCCAACAATAGTAGAGGTTAAGAAACTATTTGGAGACAAGCCAATCATAGGAGCAGAGATAGGGGTCAATACTGGGGCAAATGCAGGGGATATTCTTAGTTACTTACCCAACTTAACGATGCTTCATCTAGTTGACGCATGGAAAGCCAATGAGGACTACCAAGATCAAGGTCTACAGGATCAGTGCTTAGCAATGGTGAAGAAGAGATTCGAGACCGATAAAAGGTGCCTCATTATGCACATGCCGTCAGTAGAAGCTGCCCGGTTTATACCAGATAACTCACTCGATTTCGTCTACATAGATGCTGAGCATAGATACTTTGGGATTAGGGCTGACATTGATGCTTGGCTTCCTAAGGTTAAGAAGGGCGGAATCATCGGGGGACATGATTATGATTACCCGATAAGACCAGGAGTGAAAGAAGCAGTCGATGAGGTGTTTGGAAACCGGGTTAACTTGCATGACTCTCAAAACGATTGGTGGGTGTACCTGTGAAGAAAATATGCGTCATTATTCCGATGTTTGGTAAAGCTGAGCTGACTAAGAGGTGTATCCAGTTTGTTAGGGAGAATGCTGGGGTAGATCATCACATATTGGTAGTAGATGATGGATCGCCTGAGCCTTTCTATGACCCATATACGGAGACTCTAAGACTTGAGAAGAATACCGGCTTCACCAATGCTGTTAATCAAGGCATCCTTCACTGCGGGGACTACTTTGATTACATCCACTTACTTAATAACGATACTGAGCCTCAGAAAGACTTCCTTAAAATTCTCTACGAAGCTATGGAGGCTCAGCCTGTTATAGGAATAGCTGCATCGGCCAGAATCTTAGACACTGATAGTCCACACAAAATTGAACTATACGGAGTTGACCTGATCCGTGGCTATCAGCAGTGTACCAATGGGAATGTCCCTAATGACATCTTCTATACCCACTGGGTTCCTTTGTGTTCGGCTCTCCTTCGGCACGAAATGATTCGCTACATAGGGCTACTTGATCGCCGTATGAAGATATGGTGTTCCGATAATGACTACTGTATTAGGGCCAATTTCAATGGCTACAACGTTGCGTTACTAATGAAATCTAAAGTTAAGCACATTCACGCAGCGACTACTAAGACGGTAAAAACCATCACACCAGAAGATGACCAGCGCGTATTGATTGAGAAGATGGCAGGTATGCAGTACGCAGACTTGATGAAGAGACTGCCACTGGATGCAGAACAAAACACTTGGGGGAAAATTGAATTCACGGTGTATCAGAAATGAATAACAGAGTCCTGATAGTTCGTCTTGGCGCTTACGGCGACGTTATTATTACGACACCTTTAGTTCGCAAACTCCACGAAGACGCGATGGACATTATATACCTCACTTCCGAACGTGGGATGGAAGTGTTAAAGGGTAGTCCCTATATAAAGAAGCTTATCCTGCATCCCAAGGATTCAGTCCCTATTGAGAAGCTTGGCGACCACATCAAGCAGATCGCTAAGAAGCATCAGTGCGAGCGGATAATTGATCTTTGTGAATCGATTGAAGTGGCGCTAAGTCTCCATCCGAGATCACCTGAATATAATCTCCCTAAATATGAGCGCAGAGCCAAGTTTGAACGCAACTTTTATGAGTACACTTTTGAGTTTGCCAAAGAGGATCACTATGGGGCGTTACTACCGGACCTCTTCTTTGATGATAAGGAGACTAAGGAGGCTCAATCATATCTCAAGCCTGGATTCAATCTCCTAGTAGGCATGAGTGGAAGCGGGACAAATAAGACTTATCCTTGGACTGAGGCTCTATGCGGCACCATTATGAAAGAGTTTGGAGATAAGGTTCACATAATCACAGTAGGGGATGAGAGGTGCCAAATAATTGAGCCAATTGGTCCCACTATCACCAATCTCTCAGGCAAGATACCAATGAGAATAGCCATGTGCTTAACGGGACTGGTAGACTGCGTAATCTCTCCTGACACTGGCCTACTGCATGCCGCCGGGTGCTACCAAACTCCTAAGATCGGCCTCCTGGGTCACAACACTAAGGAGGTCATCACTAAACACTTCCTTAACGACTACTCAGTTGAGTCCGATGAAAATCTAGCTGAGTGTTCCCCGTGTTTTCGTCTCATCTACAGCATGAAACTCCAGTGTCCGATTGATCCTAATACTGGGGGTGCGTACTGCATGAGTAAAGGGATTCGGCCTGAGTTAGTTTATGAGAAATTTAAACAAGTCTATGAGAAGGTGAAAAGTGATAAATCCTAAGAAAGAGGCTACTCAAATAGTCGATAACAAAGTTGAGATAGCTGTGTGTCCAAACTGTGAGTCTGTTACTACTCACATGTACTTTATGCAAGACGCCGCTACCAAGCAGCAGTCTAAGTGGTACTCATGCTCATGTGGGATAGTTTGGCAAGCTCATTACAAAGGATGCGTGTATGACCAAGCTTATCTCGATAACTTACCCACTGGCAGTAAATATGACACTGCTCTTAAAGCCATCCCCAAAATAATCGCGCCTCTCGCTGAAGAGATGATGTACGGACGCAAAATGTTAATGATAGGCCATTATCCGTCTCAAATAGAAGAGTTTAAACGTAGGGGATGGGTCACTTTTTCCATTGATAAGAATACCGCCTACACAACTTCTGAGCGCATGATCGCCGCAGACTTTGAGACATTCCAGTTCGCTGAAGACGAGAAATACTCAATGATTTGGGCTTATCATGTTATCGAAAGTTTTAACAATCCCTTTGAATCCTTAAAAAAAGCATTCTCTCTTCTTGCTGAAGATGGTATAATTTTCATAGGAACACCTGATTCGGATTTCCTCTATACCAGAGGCCCAGCAGGGTTCGTCCACTGGAAACGTGATTACAATCACATCCTTTGGAATCGCAAGTCTCTAACATCCTACCTAGAAAAACTAGGCTTCAATGTGGTTCTGGCACGTAAGAACTATGAGCCTAGATTTCCATTTACTGATGATATCTGGCTCTTAGCCCAAAAACGATTTTATTGAGCTAGGAGGTTTCAAATGGCTACCAAAACCGTGACTATAGACACGGGTGAATGGGCCTATCCTGACGTTTACGGTATTACTCACCTTGTAACAAATGCCCAAACTTTCACTTTCGAACTCACCGATGGCGGCGCTTCCGCTGTTACTTACCAGCAAGATTTAGCTAAATCAGTTACCACGACTGATGGTCTACGTATACACATGCGTCCTCAGGCAAGACCTGCTTCTGGAACAGCTGGAAACGAGCGTCGCACTTGGGGTCCCACGGCTGACGCCCAAGACAACACGACTATTTACTCACAAGCTGGTGAGTTTGTAACCGAGTGTCCGGTGACTGGGATTATCCAATACTGGAAGCCAGCTACTATTAATGTCAATAACGTTGATGCTCCGACGGCTATCACAGCCACGTTTGAAGACCAGTACGGTAACTCGTTCACCTGGACTAACGTAACTATTTCGTAATGACCAACGATACGTATAAACGTATTCAGGTTCGTGCTCAAGCGATGGTGCAAAACACCAGCACATCGACTTCGAATGCGAATGATTTATTGCCCAAGGTTAAGGACTGGTGCCGTTCTCGTTATGACAGGATTTTACGTGCTTTTCCTTGGGCTGAGCTGAATCGTTCTTATAGCTTATCTGTTACAGCCTCCACTCGTGATTATGCCTTAAGATACGATCTCGATTCCATCATCAAGATATGGGATACAACTAATGGGAAAGAGATAACAGCTCAGGATATAAGAGATCACATTAGATTCACCGCACCAGTCCTTGAAGTCGCTGGTAATGTTCTCACGGGGAACCCCGACGAATACATCGAAATAGGTTCCAAATCAGTTTCCGCTCTCCTGTCCACCGCCGATAGAGTCCAAGTCCTATCCTCATCCGCCTCAGATATCACGCCTAAGGTCATCAGAATAACTGGAGAGGTGAGCGGAATTGCTGTTTCAGAGACTATTACGTTAACTGGGACGACTGCCGCTGATTCCACCAATACCTTTGATTCAGGTGCTGAGCTTACCATCTCGGCTGGCACCTCCGACGGCACACTATCCGATTTAGCTGGAGTAGTAACGGTCCGTGAGAAGACAACCACATCGAACGTTCTTTGCAAAATAGCCCCCGAAGAACGCGCTCCTCTCTTCAAATGGATTCGTTTGTCTCCTACTCCAGCGTCAGCAATTACTGCACAAGTTTGGTACAAGCGGAAATGGAAACCACTCAACGATAACAATGATGTTCCGATTATCCCATGTGCCAATGAAATTGTTGAGGGAGTAGTTGCTGATGCTCTTTGGGAGGACGGTCAGGAAGCAGCGGCGCAAGCTCAAGAGTCTAAGTTTTCTAACTTAGTGACTGAGCTTTGGATCAGTCGGCGTCCCAGAAACTTAATTAAGCAAGTAGTCCCTGACAACATCGACCAAGACTTCACTAATGACAGGATTTTCTACGGTTAATGCCTCTACTTACTGCGAATAGAGTTAAGGAGCGGGTAGCCGATCTCTCAGGAGGTCAAAACAGTGGTGCTGAGCCGTCAGCTCTACTTCCGAACCAAGCTGAGTTACTTGAAAACTGTATTATCACCAAAAAAGGTAAGTGTGAGCAGCGAAAAGGACTGACGAGATTAGGGGACAATCCTGACACTCTGATCTCTCTATGGACATTCGACGCATCAGACGCAACCGATGATAAGGGGTCAAACGATGGAACAGCAACCGCAATCACCTATGTCGCGGGAAAGTTTGGAAAGTGCGCGTCGTTTAACGGCACAACTTCGTCTATTTCAGTCCCGGCAAGTTCCACGATTAACGTTAACAGCATGGGGGCTTTTAGAATATCCGCATGGATATATGCGGACTCTGATGGAGAAAACGATGAGGGGAGAATCGTTGACAAGTTCTCAGGCTCTAGTACGGGATATCGTCTATTCGTGCATAGTCAGTCGGGCAGCACTGTTAAATTAGACTTTGAAGTTGGTCATGCTACTACTAATACGAGAGTAATAACCTCAACCACTCTTACGACAGGTGCTTGGCACAAGGTCGATGCTGTTTATAACTCAGATAAATCAGGGGACATTTACATCAATGGAGCGATTGCTACTTACTCAACAGATACCACCGGAGTGGATGCGGTATCGAACGACAGTGCTGTTGCCCTATATATAGGAAACAACTCCGCTGGCACAAGGACATTCAATGGTGAGATTGATGATGTCCGTATATATGACGGCTCCTTTACCGCCGATGATGTTGAGATTAAAAAGATTCTTGGCATTACTCATTTCTCAGTGGGCGGCACCCTCGACACTATTATCCGCGCAAAAGACACTCAGATTCAACGTTTGTCCTCAGACTTTAAAGAATGGACTAACATAACCGGCCTCACTTCATTAACCACTGGTCTCACTACCAACTTTGTTCAGGCGAATGATAAGTTATTCGTCCTTAATGGCACTGATAATGTTTTCTCAATTGATTCTGCACTCTCAGTAACAGATGAGGGCAATACCAACAGTGATCCTCCTAAAACAACTTTCGGGGAATGGGCTTCCAATAACCGGTTATTCCTCTCAGGCTCCCTAACAGACTCCGAACGTGATGATGTCTGGTTCTCAGACTCTCTAGCGCCGCAGACATTCAATCGCTCTACGAACAAGTTTCAGGTTGCGAAGGGTCGCGGCGGCAAGGTGAGCTGGCTCAAGATGTTTAAAGAGTTTGAGCTGATTATCTACAAAGATACCAATATTTATGTTCTTAACATGGACGGTAGCACGCCACTGACAGATTGGGATATCAAACCACTATCAATCGCTATCGGTTGTCCGGCTGGCCGCACTGTTCAGGATATTGGCAACGATCACATCTTTCTCGCTAATGACGGGGTTAGGCTTCTTTCGCGCACCACTTTCGATAAGCTTCGTGTTGGTGTCATCTCTGAACCTATTCAGGACATTATGGATGACATTAATCAGGATGCCATTCAGCATTCAGTTGGCTACTACGAAAACGGTCTCTATCTCCTCGGTGTTCCAGTAGGCACATCCACTATCCCTAATCGCTGGATGATATGGGACTCAATCGCTGCTGTGCGTAATGGTGATCCTAACTCAGCTTGGACTACTATCCCTGAGGATACTTGGAACCTTGCTTGCTTAACTTCATTTGGTTTTGGGGACAACGTTAAGACCATTGTTGGTGGAGATGCCAGAGCCTTATCACTTTGCTACAAGGTTCTGTCCGGCAATACCGACAATGGAGCCACTGTTAATCAAACTATCATCTCTCGTGAGCACAACTTTGGTGATCCGTTCATTAAGAAGATATTTGATCCCACTCAAATGGTAGCTCTAACAGGATCAGACGCCACTTACTCTTACCTCATTGACGTTGATCGCGCTGGATTCACTCAGTTCAACACGGCTGATCTAGCTGGCTCATTACAGACGCCTTTCACGACTCCAGCGACTACTGGTGGGGCCGAGATTGAACCAGTTAACACTCGTACTAAGTTCGCAGGTAGGGGCAACTCAGTCAGAGTCAAAGTTACTAACACTACCTACAACGCTCGTCCAACTTTCTTAGAATACACGATTCATGCTCGTCCTTATGAAGGGAGAATGTAATGGGAATTGTTACTTTACCCAGTTTTGGAACTGATCCGGCAACGGTTAACGCCGCGAATCTTGATGGAAAGGTTGATCCTTTAGCCACAGAGTTTAATGGTGGGATTGATAACGATAATATTGCCTCCGATGCTGCCATAGCGAACTCGAAACTTAACCTTGCTTCCATCAGTCAGAACATAGCTCACTCTGGAACGATGACTCACTCAGGTGTAGTCACGATGTCTTCAAAGTCATTCGACCAGGCAAAAGGTGCGGACGTTGCCTCGGCAGCAACGACGACGATCTGGGTTACTGACGGTAATTTCATCCACATCACAGGCACTACTACTATTACGAGCTTCGGTACAGCAGCACAGGCTGGGGCTGAGCGCACAATCGTATTTGACGGCGCTCTTACTCTTACTCACAATTCGACGAGCTTAATCCTACCGGGTGGTGCAAACATCACTACTGCCGCAGGGGACAGGGCCATCGTTCGGGCTGAGACTACAGCAAATGCGAGAGTTATTAGTTACATAAAAGCTGATGGTACCGCAGTCGTATCTGTCACAGCGGCGACTCAAGCTGAAATGGAATCTGCCTCTAGTACATCTGTCACAGTAACTCCGGGTCGTACCAAATATCACCCTGGCGTCGCTAAAGGCTGGGTGACGTTTAATGGCACTGGAACCATCGCAGTCCTTGAGTCCCATAACCTCACTTCTATTACAGACAATGGCACTGGTGATACTACTGTGACATGGGACACTGACTTTTCTACTGCCAATTATGCGGTTTCTGTGTGCGGAAAGATTGATACAGCAGATTCCAATTCCAACGTCCCACTCTGCGGTTTAAGAAGAGTCTCATCTAACCCGGCAGTTGGCACAGTTCGAGTAGTCAGTAACGATGATGCTGGAACCGGAATCGATGTCCAGTACGTCTCAGTCATAGCCTTTGGAGATCAAGCATGAAGCTAATCTATCAGAACGATGAAGGTGGTATTTCAATCGTCACTTTTGCCCCGAACTCTAAACTGAGTCCTGAGGAACAGATAGCCCGTTCAGTTCCCGCTGGTAAGAGCTTCGAGTGGGTTGAGGAGTCCGACATTCCGGCTGATAGATCGAATAGAGACTGCTGGGTGCTTGAGAATAAAAAAGTCAAAGTGGACTCGACTAAATTAGCTCAGAAAGAGGGTAAGAAGCAGGAGATTAAGGATAAGAAGGATTCTATCCTCGCGAAGTTAGGAATCACTGAGCAAGAAGCAAAGGACTTTAAGAAACTATTTTGATTACTGACATTAAGAACGATAACGGTTATGTACTTGGATACGTCGAGTGGCGTCAAGTCGGTCCTTCTGGCTTTGATGTATTTAAGGGGGAGTACATCTACCTCTGCAATCTTTGGATTCACCCCGATCATCGGGGCAAGGGACTCTTACAAGAGTTAATCGCAAAGATTCTAATGACAGCACCCGAGGCGAAATACGCCTATTTCGAGAGAGAGAAATATAACAATCGGATGTCGAAGCTCTACAAGCGCGGCTCCGTTGAAAGGGTTGTCAATGTCTAGCAAGAATTATGCAGCACCTACTCCACCGCCTCCACAGAATCCAACAGAAACCTCAGCCCAAGCTATTCAAGCTCAGATTAATGCTTTACCTGAAATTCTCCGTGCTCAGCAGCAGTATGGGTCGCAGTTTAGTCAGTTACAGTTAGATGAGCTACAAAAGTTTGGTCCTCAGTTTGCTCAAGCGGCGTTAAACCTCCAAAAAGAATTCGGACCTCAATTTGCTGAGATCGAGCGGTCCTTATCACCTGAACTTGCCGGAGCACAGGACACCTTAAAGAAGTTTCTGCAATCAACGGATGAGGACGAGTATAACTCCTTAAAACCGGGGTTGCTTGAGGATGTTCGCGCCGCGCAGTCGCTGAGGGGACTTGGGGCAGTGAGTCCGCTGGGGGCGATTGATGAGTCAGTCCAACTCCAACGATTGAAGCAATCCCTTAAAGACCGCCGTTTAAACATCGCTCTGTCTACGGCTGGCCGTGTCCCTATCTCCTCATTCCCAACTGTGCAAGGTCAGACCGGAGTGGGTCAGTTAGTTCAGAACGTATCACCTGAATCCATCTTCGGCGCTCAAGCTGCGAATAATTCTTATAACGCTTCTATATTTGGGACGCAGGCAAATTTGTATGCAAACCAAGGAGGCAGTCCATTCGGGTCAATTCTCGGAGGTCTTGCTGGGTCATTGACTGGTAGTTTTGGATCAGTCCTGGGCAGAAGAATCGGTAGAGGAATATTCTCATGAGTTCATTCAACAAAAGCTTCGAAGAGTCTTTTAAAACTGGTCAAGCTACTGGTAGTCAAGCTGCTTTGGAAGCTATTAGGGAAAAGATACAAGCAAATGAGGAAGCTCGCCAATCTGGTTTAATCATTGACATTCTAGAGGAGAAGATTGTCAAGAGCGCACTTTCCAAGGCAAAAAATCCTACAGAAGCCGCAGAAGCCGCAAATGCTGTTTCTTCCTCTCTGGACGCGCTTAGGAAAGCAAAGTTTCCTTTAAAGACAACAATGATGGTTGCGGAAATGATCGCTCCGGATGCGTTAAGCAAAAATGTCGCCGGTCGAGTTCTTATGGCTGGACGTGACGGAGTAAGACAAGTTGGGGAGTACGGCCCTAATGACAAAGTTTTTGAAGAGAACTTAACGCCTGAGGAAATTGGGGCAAGAAAGGCTCAGGAACAAAAACTCTTCAAGCCAAAAGAAATTGAGAACTTATCAGCATTCGCGGATTCGAGAGATACGATTAAGGAAATTCGAGCTGATCTTGAGTCTCTTGGAATTAAAGATCCATCGAAATTCGGCAACATAGAAGCTGAAACAATTGATTCTGATTTTGGTCCGATATCTATTCCGGCGCGATTTAATTTGGTTGGTCAATATGCAAAAGATCCCAAATATACAGGTGTAAAACGTAAGCTCGAACGCTTTTTTAATAACTACAGAAAAGTAATCACTGGAGCACAAGCATCATATCAAGAATTACAAAGCTTACGTCAGGCTGTTGGCGATTTTACTGATAGACCAGCAGTATTCTTCGAGAACCTATCAAGCCTTGAAGGTGAAGTAAACCGTATGCTCGAAAACAGGCTCAATGTTTACGAGGCTGTTGGGCGAGACACTTCAAAGATCAGAGATATGTTTAAACCAAGAGAGACAGCTACTCCAGTAAACAAGGGCAAGATAGCTGAGGGAACGATAATCGAGAATAAGCAAACTGGTGAACGGCGGATATATAAGGCAGGTCAATGGCAACCACTGAGGTAGAAACAATTCCGCAAGGTTTTGAGATTGTTTCTGAGCAAAATACTGAAACTATTCCTGAAGGATTCTCGGTTGTTGAATCTAAGAAGCCGGAAGAATCTGCCAGAAAAAAACTCCTAAGAACTGTCGGTGATTCTGTGACTAGGGAGTTTTTAACTCCGTCCAGAATAAGCGTGAATAGTTTTGATATACCTGGCAAAAGTGCATCTCTTGCTCACGATATCTATTCGGTGGCTAAAGAAGAGCTTATGAGATCATCGAAGATAAACTCAGCCTTAGAGAAGATTCCAAACAAACCACTTTTATCCAAAGAAATTGTGCCGCAGCAAGTCTTAACTGGTGCCATGCCTGGATTGGACATTGCCCAAAGAATATTGGCATCTGTTCCACAAAGAGAGCTTGCTAAGCAAGGAGTGAGTGCTGGTCTTGATGTTGTTGCTGGTGCTGTATCCGATGGAATTCTAAATGCTGGAAGCATTGCAACAAGACTTTCTCCAAAATTGGCAGAAAAGTCAGTCAATCAGGCTAAAGAAAGCGTAATTAATGCGTTTAGAAAGGCTGTCCCAGTCAAACTCCCCAAAAATGCTAACTATAACGATATTAAGAAAACGAATTCCAATATATTCGAGGGAATCAATATACTTTTCCAACGCAAAGATAAAGTTATGAATTTTGTTAATGCCGATGGAGTGGTTGAAAATCGGTTACCGGAATCATTACTTGAGACTTCGCAAGCTGTGAAGTCAGCCAAAGACGCCATATATAAGGAATATTCTGAACTGTCTGGGTCTTCGCAGTCATCAATTTCAGGTGACGAGATATCGGATTATCTACGGGAAGCCCTTAAAGATCCCGTATTACAAGTGCCTCAGTTTGACGATGTAAGGACTTACCTTGAAGGATTGATTAAAGGGTACAAGCAAAAACAATTTACTTTTGAAACTACAGAGAAGTTGATATCTGAGCTAGTGAAGAATTCGATGAGTAAAATCAGAGAAACTGGAGTACAGAGAAAAGTTGCTGAGATTGATGGCAATTTAGCATCTTTTCTTATTAACAAGATCGATGACTCTGTATCAACTTTTCCAAAAGAATATTCAGGACTTCGTAGTCAATATAAAGTTCTGAGACAACTTGAGACAGATATCACAAGAGCTGCAAATCGAAATTTATCAGCCAAAGATAGAGCCTCATTCGGTGACTATCTAAATATGTTTGCTCTCTCAGATATGGCTCTCGGAGCCGCTGAGTTTGTTAGTGGCAAGCCAGGTGGTTTAGGACGAATCGTTAAGGGTGCTGTAGGTGAAGGAGTTTTGAAGAGTGTTAGTTTAAAACGCGATCCAAATAGATCTATTAACTTGGCATTCAGAAAGTTCGAAGACGCTCAAAAACGAGCAGTCATCAAGACTGGGTCGGAACAAGTTTACGATTTAGTGAAGAAATTTCTAGCGGGAAAAGTATGACGATTAATCTTCAAAATAGTAATGAGTGTTTCCGCCAGAACTCACACGGCTCCCATAAGAACCATCTGAACCGTAATAATGAGTTGTCCCGCCAGAGTTTACCTCTGTCACGGTTGTTGTGTCATTACTATTCCAATCGTATGTGTAAGCATACACAGGTGTGGCTATGAGTAGAATGCTTAATAAAGGAAGTATCTTCATATCGTCTCCAAGTTTACATAACTATACACAAGAAGGAGTATCAAGTCAATGCCCTACAAACCCTTCCTAATCGGCCTAATAGCTGGCCTTCTCCTCGGCAGCGGTATCGCCTGGGCCGCCAGTAGGATCACTTTAGTCAACGGTAGTGGAAACGAAATCGGAATAACAGGGAGTCCTTTATATGTACAAGGTGTTTAAGTTAGTCGGGGCGTTACTTTTTATTACTTCTTTAGCTTGGGCTGATCGGGCAACACTTCAAAACGGAAGCGGGAATGAGATTGGAACTCAATCAAACCCAGTTATCGTTTCATTGGGAACCGCTGGCGACACTACCTTTAATAGCGTAACGGTCTCAGATGCGGCTGGTGTGAAGATCACTGGTGATGGTGATGGGGCTATTACGTTTCTTGGTTTGGGGGATGGTAATGATGAGAGCTTAACGATTAACCTAGATGATTTTAACAACATCATCCAATTAACATCCGCTACTGGCGCAACTGAGATTATTGGTATCGCTTCATACTCACTTGGTGGTGGTGGTGTGCGTCTCACTGGCGACGGAGATGGTGCTATTACTTTTCAAGGACTCGGTGATGGCACTGATGAAAATTTGCAAATGAACCTTGACGATACGGCCAACACCGTATCCTTGACATCTTCAACTGGCGTGGTTGATATCCGTTTCGATGCTGGTGCCGGTGTAGGTCAATTCACTCTCGATGGGGCCACTGGTGGTTGCATTATGCTTCGAGACACAGACGACGCTGGTTGGACTGAGTGTGATGCTTTGGATGGAACTCTTAGTTGTTCGGTTGATGTGGATGGAGTTTGCGACTAATTAAGGAGAATCAATGTCAGGATCAATAGTTAAAACTCGGCCATTAGTCGGATTCGCTTTCGAGCAGAAAACTGTGTCTAACTCAGCCCAAACGTTAACACAAGCCACTTACAAACCCTCTACTGGGCCAGCCGCCGAATCAGCCTTCGTTACTTGTCATCGTGGGGAGGTTCGTTACCGTTATGACGGCACTGATCCTACAGCTACCGTTGGGCATATCCTCTCAGATGGTGGCTATATTCGGCTTGACGGAATGCACCAGATCGAAAGTTTTAAAGCCATAAGAGCTGGTTCAGTAGATGCTGAACTTAACGTCACATACGAAAGGGAATAATCCTAAAAATGGAACATGGAACTAACGGTCACGTAGCAGCTAAGCCAAGACAAGTGGTTGCTGGCATTCAGGTGGTGGAATCGGTCTATAAAGTTGAGCGCCCAGTGTATGAGGACGTAGTAGTACAAGTCCCTAAGTTTGTCGATAAGCAAGTTGAGCTACCCGTGGGATGGGACAAGTTGATCCAAGAATTGACTCAAGATATTGCCAATTCCCTCATCGATAAGTGTCTAGCGGCGATTGATAAGAGACTCGATGCAGCCATTAATGACCGGATTAAGCAGATTGAGGTTCCGAAGATAATCGAGCGCGAAGTAGTCAACGTGATTAAGAAAGATATCGAAGTCACCAATGCAGTGATTAAGGACAAACCAGTTACTAACGCTGTGATTAAGGACGTTGAGGTCAAAAACGCCGTTGTTAAGGACATCACAGTGCTGAACGCAGTGGTCGAGGACGTTCCTATTAAGAACGCTGTGATTGAGGATGTCCACGTTAATCGCGCCATTATCACCGAAGTCCCAGTAGTGAATGCCAAGATTAAAGATAAAGTAATAGAAGCAATCAGTATTAAATGGGTTAAACCCGATGGGAGTCCAGACAATGAGCGTTAATCCAGGGATTTATACTTACTTCCCATCAACTGAGGTTAAGTTTGCTGTTATATCAGAGTCATCAAGTGGTGATAATGAAGTCGTCCCAGCCGTCAGTGGTCGTATGATTCTGGTTCTTAACTACACGGTTATGTCAAATGGAACAGTAAGTATTAAATGGCGTAGTGCAACTACTGACATCAGCGGTCTTTTGCCATTAATTGCAAACGTTGGAGCGTCACCAGCCTTTTCACCAGTTGGTCACTTCCGCACTGCCGAAGGCGAGGCTTTGAATCTTAATTTATCGGGTGCCGTCGCAGTTGGCGGTCACTTGGCATACGTTGAGGTTGGTTGATGACATTTTCCATAATCGCCATATCTCGCTGCTCAGGCACAAATCACATTACAGTCGGAGGAACTGTAGCAGGTGAGGCGGTAACTCGGATGTATCAAGCTTCAGATTTTACCTCTGATGAATGGGACAATTTTAAAGGGGTGGAGCTGGCAATACTTAGTCGGCTTAAATCCTACTGCAAAGAGAACGGTTTAAACACATTCACGGAAATCAAAAACGGTTTAGAAGGCAAAACTTTTAAGGTTTAATTATGGCACTACAATCTATTCCTGGCGGTTTATGGATTCCTCATCCTCTTGGTGAAATAAGTGCAAACCCGGCTTTTAGTGCTGTTTTCTTACTCGATGCTGCAAGTGAAAAGGCGGCTGTTATTTGTCGTATCCCAAAAACCGGAAACATTAGCAAGGTACGCTGGAGAACTAACACAGTTACAACCGGCGCAACGATGGATATTAGGGTTGAAACGGTGGATGCATCCGGTGACCCCAGCGGGACATTAATTCACGCCAACGCTTCTGGAACCCAAGTTGTCGTGGATACGGATGACAACACTTCTTTCGCAAGCTCTCTGGCAGCGGCAGTAGCAGTCACAAGAGGCGATTTAGTTGCGATTATTGTGGCTCAACCATCGGCCTCTTCTGGGAGCCTTACTGTTTCAGCATACGCAGCACACGCAGGATGGATATCACGATATCCGTACGGAAATTTATTTACCACTTCTTGGGCCAAGCAAACTGTCTTGCCGTGTTTCGGATTGGAATACGATGATGGGAGCTATGCTTTTATGCCCCCACTTGCTCCAATAAGCGCGACAAATAACGCTGTTTATAATTCAGGAACCGTAGCAGCAGACGAGCGTGGTTTAAAGTTTAAGCTTCCATTTCCTACCAGAGTAACAGGTTGTTGGGCTTATATGCTTTCTGCCGCCACTGCGGACTATCAAATTCTGCTTTATGATTCAGACGGCTCCACCGTAATGACTAACGGCACAATTTCCCATGACGGCGATCATAGGCAGGGAACAACGGGTCAGGGTATTCAGTATTTTATATTTCCTGGCACTATTCAGCTTACCAAAGATACTTTTTATCGATTAATACTCAAACCGACAACAACTGCTAACGTAACTTTATCGGACTTTGAGGTTGGAGCGGCTGCCGTATTAGACGCGTTTGCTGGCGGTCAAAACTTTCATTACACAGACCGAGTAGACGCCGGTTCTTGGACGGATACAACCACTAAACGCCCTATGATGGGCTTAATTATTGACGCTTTAGATGATGGGGTATCCTCTGGCAGCACATTTCCATCTCAAGGCATCCAACACATTGGAACAGGAGTTTGTACATGAGAATACCGAGTGGGGTAACGGACCAGTACATTTACTTTGTTGCCTTAGATGCAACTGACCTAAAAACGAGGGAAACGGGTCTATCCTCATTCACTGTCTACCGCTCTCGTAACGGTGGGGCCGCAGCAGCATACACTACGCCCACTATCAATGAAACTGACTCCACCAATATGCCTGGCGTGTACGAACTTCTCTTAGACGAAGACATGACAATTGACTCTGGGGACGATTCTCAAGAAGTCTGTCTCCATATTACTCATTCTGGAATGGCTCCGGTAACTCGAACCTTTGAACTTTACAGACCAAAGGCAACCGCAGGTGAGACGCTAACAGTTTCAAGTGGCACAGGAAATGCCCAAGTTAAAGGGATCGATGCAAACCAAATTACAGCAAGTTCAATAGCCGCAGATGCCATAACAGCAGCCAAACTCGCCTCAGATGTTGCAGATGAGATTTGGGCTAAAACTTGCACTGAACCCACAGCAGTTGTCGCAGCAAGTCCAACAGCCATTGCAGCGCTGTCTTGGTTACTAACTTTGTCACGAAACAAGATTACTCAGACCGCCACAACTCAGCTCCTTAAAGCTGATGATGGCACGACAACAGTGGCGACCTCAACTATCTCTGACGACGGCACAACCTTCACTCGTGGAGAATTTGCTTAATGGCTGATTTGGATTCACGAAGCAAACGAGCCTCAGCTATAGGAATCGATCTCACCTTTCTTCACTTACTTCCTAATCCAGACTCCACCATCGATCAAGGGGACAGACAGCATAACGCATTTAAATACTCAGGAATTAATGCAAGCGCACCCGCTGCCAATACATTTGTGCCACGCCTAACACTTCTTGGAGTAGGTTAATGCCAAACTGGGATGGTAATGAGAGGAGAAGTCACTTGGATAGCAGAGACCACGATACGCTAATAGAGATACGAAACGATGTTAAGCATCTCGTTGCTACCGTGTCTCAGCATACTCAAGACGATTTAGCTTCGTTTCGTAAACATGAGAAAGACTTAGATTGGGTTAAGAAGGTCATGTATACGGGATTCGGTGGTGGTTCGGTAGTTATATTCATACTGAAGTTACTTTATCACTAAGGAGGAAATATGGACATTATAGGCTTCATTTCTAACAACTGGGTTTCAATCGTCGCAGCTCTCTGGGCATTTGAGAAATTCTTGGAAGCCGTCTCAGTTTTAACACCCTGGAAGTGGGATGACAACTTGGGCGTTATCCTGGGAAAGCTCTTAGCTACCTTCGGCGGGAAGAAAACCGTCTAAGGAAAATTCTCTGGGTTCTTCAAAAACTTGAAGGTGTCCGAATCAAGCATGGCAGATTAATAAGTCCCTCTGGAACCGAGTTTATCGGCTTCTCAGTTACCGTTGGAGGAGTTACACACCCCGATGACATTAAGCGGTCTTACGATGACATAGAGGCAATCTTAAAGAAAAATAAGATCCCCTATCGTATCCATGAAGAAAGAAAGCCCAGCGGTACGTTCAAATCCTACACAATTAACACCTGACCAACTCCAAAGACGGAGAGCCTACCAGCGCAAGTGGCGTGATAAAAACAGACAAAAATGGAATAAACAGTGCAATGAGAGATTAAGATTACTAAGATTACTAGTTATTAACGGTTACGGCGGCAGATGCGCTTGCTGCAAAGAGACTGAGATTAAATTCCTCGCGATCGATCATAAATATAACGGAAGGGGGAATCCCGCAAAAAGACATACTAATAAGAAATCCATGTACAAGTGGATATTAAGAAATAACTTTCCTGACGAACTTCAGCTCCTATGCCATAACTGCAACCTCTCTAAGGGTTCCTACGGCGCCTGTCCTCACACAGACTTTCAAAAGTCGGCTGCTTAATCAGCCTAATTATAGCCTTTAAGCAAAACGATCCCTTTCAAATTTAGCTTTACACAACTGCCTAGCTTGTATAAACTTGCATATAAATTGTTGCACTTATACAAACCTTGACAAAACTAACTTTGCCATGTATAGTCGATTTACTCCTACATTAACGATATTGCCGACGATAATTATGAAAAAAAAGAACTTCACGTTGAGGCTTGATGAGGAAATTATAAAAAGTGCCAAAATGAGAGCGATATTAGAAGGCACGAATGTCTCAGCCGTTATAGAAGAATTTTTAATGAACTACGCAAAAAGCATCGAAGTTACAAGAAACAAAAAAGCGTAGGTTAAATTTTTTTTGCCTAGTGTGCTGTGTACAAGGCATTCTGTGTAGATGTGTACAAGGTGATACGTTAAGAATAGGAGAATGGAATGATGGCGGTGAAGAAGTTGACTTTATCAATCAATCGTAAAGTGCTGTGTGATGCTCAAGTAGCTGCTAGGAGAAAAGACGAAAGGTTAACTGAAGTATTAAAAGATTATCTAAAAAAATATGCTCAGAAGACAGCCAAGAATGGTTAATCTTTTAGTTACGATCACTCGTGACGGTCATCCGCCGGTTCAGTCGATTTATTACTCGATCAGGACTTCAATCCTATGGGCAGTTGTAGACTTCATTGAAAACTTGCCACCCGAAGTTCCGCTTAGATACGTTCACATTGAACCTTATTTAGAAAAAGGAGATTAACCTTGGCACCAAGAACAATTGCTGATAGACCGCATCTGTTTGAAGCTAAGCAAGAGGTTAAGCTGAGACTGCCTAATGAAATAACTAAGCAAGTGGAGTCAGTCATTAAGCGAGGTAACTATCGGTACTTTACTGAGTTTGCGGTTGAGGCGATTAAGGAAAAGTTAAAAAGGGAAATTCGGAACTCGAAGAGGAAGGGAAAAAATGATTAGCACAAAACTACAAATTCATACCAGCAATCGTATAGCTGCACATTTAGATTCCCACAATAATTTAGTTGAGAAGTTCGCTAAGTGGATATATGACGAAACTGCGGATGGCTCAATAGTCAGTGAAAAAAAATGTGCGGACTTTATTTCAAGGCTTAAAGGTGAGTCTGTAAGACAAAATGACGTAAAGCGATGGATAAGCAACGCACGAAAATATTCTGAGAAATATTTGAGCCACTTCATCATTCGAGTACCTACTCAAGGATGGCGGATTGCTATCGGTAATGAGCGCCCAAGGTTTGCAGGTAAGATCGTTCATATTCATGCCGAATGGGGCAATAGAGCCTTTAATGCTTTAGGCGCATTGAAGCCAAATGAAATCGATGAACTATATAAAGATTATTTACTCAGAATCAAAAGCAATCTTGATAAGACATCATCACTTAGAAGGAACTTTCATCAGGGGTGGATAGAATACATCAAAAAGGAAAAGGAGAGAATAAAGGAAAATGAACGCAAGCTCATCGAAAGTAAGTAATCTAAAGAAGTGTGCGGTTTGTAAGCGCGATAAGAAGATATATGAATTTCGTAAAAGGAAGCCTGCTTTAGGCGGCGGGTATTATTCTACCTGCACTGAATGTAAGAAGAGGCTCAAAGATTCAATGGAATCAAAGAAAATGGCAACGTTGGTGCCACCGGTAGAAATAGATCCAAAAGATCCTATCAAACTCGACTTCCTTCTTGATCTCGACGGTTGGACGACGGATGAGATTAAAGTGTTTCTTTTGACAGTTAAAAAGTATAAATCAGCGCCATACAGAATGAAACTTCCCCATATCTATAAGAAGTTCTTTCCTGGTAGAGGTGTTTCAAATTGCAGTCTTTTATTAACTGAGTTCAAAGAAGCCGCTAGAAAAGGACTTACTTTTGACCAATATATTAAGGAAGGCCGTAAGTTCCGCCGCGACGGTAAGCGAGTACTAGCGGTGCCTGGTAAATGAATAACCCTCAAAATGAATGGCTTGTAGTTAAAGAAGTCGCCAAACTAGCCGATCTAACAGAAGTGGCAATCCGAAAAGCGATCCAACAGCGTCGCCTAAACGCCCATTTCATCGGTCGCCAGTGGCTCATACACAAATCGGAGGCCGAGAGATTCGCATACGAACGGTAGTTTTTTGTCTTGTAATTATCGCAAACGCAACTTAAATTGGAGGGTCTATGGCTAAGGGAACGGGTATAAGAATCAGGTGTAAGGTTTGTCGGAAGCTTGGTCGGGTGGAGTCTGAATGTACGGCTCATAGGGAAAGGGTGTATGAGTGGCGTATTAGGACTCCTCATGGGTGGGAATCGGGGACTTGTGACTCATATGAACAGGCAAAGATTGATCGTTCAGAAGTTTATAAGCAACTACATCAAGGAACTTATCGCAAAGTTGAGCCAATTACATTCAATCAGATGGCTGATCGATGGTTATCGGAACAGCACTCTGAACTCGAATTTCATGTAAAGGAACAGTACAGAAGAATTATAGCTGCTCACATGCGACCAGTTTTCGGCGAGGTTAAGATGGCTGCAATTACTACTGAGGACATCTCAAACCTTAGGAATAAGTACAAAAGCATGTCTATTGCATTTAAAAACCACCTCAATCGAATTTTAGGAAGCATCTTCCGTCTTGCCTTGTACTATGGGTTTATTACAAAGAACGTTACTATCATGGCAAGAAAGCCCATGCCGAAAGCTTACGAACGGATTGAGATTCTTACTCCTCCTCAGATTGCTCACTTACTGAATGTATGTCGACCGGCTAATCGCCTTTATTACCAAATGGCTATTTACACAGGATTGAGAGCGCAGGAGCTGATTGCTCTGGATTATTCAAAGATTGATTATAAGAGAAAAAAAATAATCGTAGACCGCGCTCTAAGAACGTGTAGCACAAAAATTGAACGTGAGACTTATAAATCTAGCTACAGATTTAAAGTTTGTAAGACTCCTAGTAGCCATAGAGAAGTTCCTATTGGAGATGATCTTCTTGAAGCCATAGGCTATCACAGACTACAAGCATCACCGAATCCACTGAACCTTGTATTTGCTGGAAGGACTGGACGGCCATTTATTGAAACAAATAAGAGTCTTGAATTTAATGAAGACTGTGCCAAGGCTAGAGAGACGATGCCTGATTTTCCAGTTTTAACCTTCCATAAACTTAGGCATACCTACTGCTCGATCTTAATGGATCAGGGGGTCGATCTTAAAACGATTCAGGAACTGATGGGCCATGCTGATGAGAAACTAATCATGAAAATTTATGCCCACGTAAATAGGTATAAAAAAGACTACGCTGCAATAGCCAAAGGTCTAGAAGATTACCTCCGAGAGAACGCCGATAGTGGGTTATAATACTCACCATGCTCACATCATGCTCACATGTATGTCAGGAAACAGGCAGATTCAAGCAACACTGAAATACAACTGATTTAATTAACAGACAAATGAACTATACAGCTAAAACGCATAACATATTTAAAACAATAGACTTAATGACAGCAAGAAAAAACAGATGACAACAGCGAATACAATTTTTTCATGGTGAACAAAGTCAAGTTAGAAGATGCCTTAGCATTTAACGTATATGCCTTATTATGAACATAACTTCAATATTTTCAATAAGTAGTAATTTTAATTAATCGTAAAACAATCTGTATGCTCACACTATGCTCACATGTATGTCTCACCTATGTCAAATCCACCCGTAATTCCGCCATTTTCCCACCAAGACAACACTAGACACTAGACAACATCAAACTAATTAAATCTTTACTTTCTCACTTGCATGTGTACACTAATACACATCTACACAGGCAGGTATATGGACCCGATGATGTACTGCTACGCTCTGATTACTTGTATTCTTTTAGAGCTGCGGCGTAACTTTAAGAAATAACTTTAAAGACTGATAGGTAGGTGTCAGGGCCGACTGGTGTAGGTAATAAGTAAAGGGTGGTAAAAAGGGTAATAGAAAGCTACTTCCACTCAAGTTTGAGATATAAATTGCGCGGTAAATTGACCGGAACAGATATTATCTGACCATCCGGTTCGTTCGTAGTAGGTCTCGCAGCTTCCTTTAAAGGTACGACAGTAGGGAATCCATCCGCAGCTTTTTGAAAGTCCGACGCAATGATCGCCTGGGAAATTTCGCGCTCTTTCATACCAAGCACGTTTTCTAAACGAAACGCGAACTCAAGTGAGGGGATCTTACCGGATTCAATTTGGGTAAGATAAGAATTGTTGCAACCCATTTTTTTCGCCAGCTCAACCTTCGATAATCCTTGAGCCATTCGCGCAGATTTTATCTTCTTAGAAACGTCTTTTAATTCGGTCGTCATGGTTTTAGGGTATACCCTATCGTAATTTTTGTCAATGAAAACTTTACAAAACTATACGCCAAATTTATTTGTTGTCAGGAAACTTTACAAAAAGTACAATTACTTTACTTTAAGTGAATTTCGCTGACATTAAGTCAATCTATTCAAGAGGAATCAATGCCTAAATTAACTCATAAAAAGAAGAGATTTCTAGGCGATGTTCTCGCTATCCGACGCACTGCTCTAGGATTCTCCATCAACAGCCTCGCTAAGGAACTCAACTGTAGCCGGATGACCGTTCATAACTGGGAAATTGGTAAGTATGAACCCGCGCCGCAATGGATCGTTAAACTTTCAAAGGTATTAAGAATGAAACCCGAAAAGTTCATTTTGGGAGCTAGTGATGGAAAAGCAAAATAACGTATCTGAACTCTTAACAACTGAGGAAGTGGCTGAGCTTCTACGAGTCAAGGTGCGCTGGGTCTATACCCAGTCACGTTTAGGCAAAATCCCACATATGAAGCTCGGCAATCACATCCGTTTCCAAAAGGATGTAGTCCTTAAACACTACGGCTATATAAACGGAAACGGCACTCAGCATTGATCTGCCCAAACTGTAATAAACCTCTAAATGTTCAATCCAACGGTTATGACAGCTATGAAGCTATCTGTCTTAGCTGCGGTTACTATACGGAAGATTAATGGCCTGGATTGAATCACACCAAAGCTTAGAGAATCACCCAAAACTCACCAGATTGTGCGCTTTAACTGGGTGGAATCAGGCTGAGGCAATCGGAAAACTGCATCAATTATGGTGGTGGGCATTGGTTTATGCAGAGGATGGGGATTTGAGCAAATATACCGAAAGTCAGATTTTAGGCAGACTGGATAATGTGATACCACCAAACACACTTTTTAACCACTTCATGACAGCAGGGTGGATTGATGAGGACCGTAAATTACATGATTGGTTCGACTTCGCTGGTAGGTACCTCACTGCAAGGTACCATACAAACAACCCTAATAAATTGAATAAGATACGGAAAAAATATAAGTCTGCCTTAAGGAGGACTAAAGGTCCCCTAAAGTCACTCTACCATACCATACCTAACCATACCAAACCAACCATAGGTATTGGTATTGTGCGCCAAGCGCGTCCAGAAAACGCAGAAGATGTAAAAAACTATTTCATTAACATCGGATCAACCGCCGAAGAAGGTCAACAATTTTGGGACTACCAAACAGCAAAAGGTTGGAAGATCGGCCGAGAATCGATGAAAGATTGGAAGGCCGCGTGCAGGTATTGGGTAAAAAATGGATTTAAAAAACCAGCAACAACTCAAGACGGTCGATATCTCACAAAAACTCAGCAACATAATTTAGCTGCGTTAGACAAGTGGAAGGAAAAAACCAGTAATGAAGCAAGAAACGATGACCAAAGTAATTTACTACCTGACAGCAGCGTTCCCGGACCTGAAAATTGAACCTACTATCTGGCATGAGAGTCTTGGAGATTTGGGAGATGATGTGGTGATTCAAGCGACGAAGGAAGTGGTAAAGAATCACGCCAGCTCATTCCCTCCGCGTATTGGTGAGATTAGACAAAAAGCGATTGAAATTGCCAGAAGACCGAAGCCGTTTCCAAAGTTACCGGGAATCCCGGTCAAAGCCGAGGTGGACGGCTTAGTCAACACTCTCACTGGCAAGCGCCCGACAACTACCAACTGTTTCTTTTGCTCCTCCGAAAAAGAGGGTGAGTGGGACAAGGAAACGATTAAATACATCACCGATAACTTTCGCCTTTGCCAAACTCACAAGGAGTGGTCAGCCCAGTGGAAATAATCTACGACAACTCCCAACTTCAAGAGTTTAAAAATTGTCAATATCGCTACTGGCTGCACTATGGACTCGGATACAAAAAACGACAGGAGGGAGTGGATGAGCACGATAAGAACTTCGGAACCGCTATTCATGCGGGACTTGAAACGCACTACAAAGGCGGTGACTTGGGGAGTGTTATTAAAGCGTTTAGTGAGGCTTATCCGACTCAGCTCAGCACCGATGATAACGCCAAAACGCAAGAAAACGGGATCAAAATTCTCCAAGAGTACATCAAGCATTACCAAGAGCAAGACAAGAAATTTAAAGTCCTCGCTTGTGAAGAAACCGACACGTTCGAAATCGCGCCAGGAGTCAATTACCGAGTGAAGATTGACCTCATTGTCGAGAATACGGAACAAGGCGGCGTTTATGTCATCGATCACAAAACAACGGGGAAATCGTTCGATTATCGCTATTGGAGCCAGTTTGAACCCAATTCGCAGTTGACCGGATACTCCGCATATGCCCAGAAACGCTTCAAAGAGGCTCATGGTGCGATGATTAACGGCATACGGCTAGGCTACCGCCAGCGGAAGTACTTGGACTCACCAGCGGGCTTTTATTACGAATTTCAGCGTCAGCTATTCAACCGATCCAAAAACCAAATCGAAGCTTGGAAACGCGATGTCCTTCACTGGGTCGCTCTACTCACCCTAGCTCGTGAGAACAACCGTTGGGGCAAGAACATGTCCCAATGCACCTACTGTTCCTATCGCCCAATCTGCTTGGCGGAGTGGGATCCATTAACCGAATCCGACCGTGACTGTATCGAGATTCAATACGATAAGGTTGATCCGTATGAGTACCTCAAAAAAACATAAGCATCCGTGGCGGTTGGGCTACAAAGCGCATCCAAAAGTGAATCGAAAGCGACAAGTTAAACAAAGGGGGGCGAAATGAAACTAGGCGACACAGTAGCGGTAAATTTCCTCATGGAGGTTGAGGGTATTGAGAAAGATGTGTTCTCAAGAAAACTAAAGGTGAAAGGGATGCTTAAGACCGAAGATGGTACGGTAACATTCATCTCTCTTCCCATCGAAGCGTGTGAGGTTATCAATGCCATCGCGAGATGAATTCATGTCGAAGAAACCAACGTTCAAAGCTCAGGTAAACGGTCTCTTTGGTAAGGGAAAAACTCATTTCTCAATGACTTTTCCTAAAGTTTTCTACTTAGGGACCGAACCAGGAGGGCTTGATATTCTACAGGTTGAGGGTAATAAAAGTCTACTAAATAATTTAGTACACTACGATTACTTCCTACCATCAACCGCTCAAGAAATCAAGCAAATGTATCAAGAAAATGTTGGGACTATCTACTTGGCGGCTCGAAAAGCGAAGGAAATGTATGCCACTGGAGAGGTAGAAACTCTAGTACTTGATAACTTAACTTACTTGTCAGAGAAGTTTTGGAGCTACATTAATCTCTACGACAAAGTGATATCAGCTAAGACTGGGAACATTGACACTCAAGCTATGTACGGCAACTTAGCGCGGTGGTTATTTAAATTCATCACAATGGAGATAGTTAATTTCCCCGGCAACGTAGTAGTCACTTGTCACTTGAAGAAAGAAAGTGATGAAGCGATGGAGGACAAGATCGATAAATCAGTTGAGATCGTCCCAAACATCCTCGGTGGATTTAGAAATCAAGCTGAGGGGATTTTTGGGGCCTCACTTTACCTCGATCGTGAAATGAGCGCTGATGGTAAGTCCTCAAAGTTCATCGCTTATTGTCAGGAGACTAAGGCGTTTGGGTCTAAGATTCTGGCTAAGAATCGGTATGGCTTACCTGTCAAAGTCGAGAATGTTAGTTACCAGAGTTTACTCGAAGCAATTAAGGCAACTAAATAACAAAAGGAGATATAAATGTCACAAGGCTTCAACGTGTACGATCCAATTGAGATAGATAATTTAGACGAAGTTAAGCAAATTAAGAATATAATTCCACCCACTTCAGACGTGCGCTTAGCTATATCACGAGTTAAGCCGGAGAAGAATAAGGATGGTGATACTGCTTACCTCGCTGTGTCATTCAAAATAGTTGACGGCATCCTTACTCCCATCCTCGACAACAAAGGTGAACCAACCGGAGAAGCTGAGCTTAAGTATAGGGGTGCTCTAGCGACTCAATATCCCCAACGATTCATTTACTGGATGAGTCCAGATAAGGTGCAGACCAAAGTTAACTTAGCGAAGAAAGAGAAGTCTAAGGAGTGGTGGAAAAATAAACAGTATCTCCTAGAATTCAAGCAACTCCTAGTGGCATGTGGAATCGATCCTAAACTCGATGAGTTTAAGATTGATAACAGGCTCCAAATTGATCAGTTAATATCAGCGCTTAAGGACAAAGAGTTAATTGGCAACATAACGCAGAAAGAGGATCAAGCTAAGGTGAGTGATCCCGAAACTGGTGAGGTGAGTTGGAAGGGTGTTGGAACGTACCAAAACGAAGTTAAGAACTTGAGGAGAGCATCCTAAATGGTCGAAGGGGGGAGTCCTAAGTCAATTAACTTTAGGATTCCCTCACTTCCCCCATCGGTGAATAACCTCTACTACCACATTAAAGGTCACTTTGGAGAATATCAGTATGTCCTCAAACCGGAAGTTAGACTCTGGAAAACTAAAGCCAAGGAGTTCATTCCTCTCTTTAAACCAGTGGATCATCCCACAGGACTCCTGTACCTCCATTTCACCGCAGTCGCGAGTTGGTATTATAAAAACGGGTCCATTAAAAGGCGTGACGTTGCTAATTTTGACAAGGTCATAGTAGATACCGTGTTTGAGAAACTTGGCATAGGGGATGAGTTTGTTTGGGATCGGCGCTGCACTAAGCGGCACTCGGAGACTGAGGAGTATGTTGAGGTGGAGCTAGGATACTTCGATCAGGGACTGGCTTAATGCGCCCGCTCCATAAGTTAATTATCTTATTACTGGTTTTGGTCTTACTTTGGCAACTCGATAGTTACTTTTATGATCGAGATTTGGAGAGGGATGCGGAGATTTGTTTGATTGATTATTGAGTTACCCAACAAATCACATCTTTAAAGAGTTTGTAGGTTAACTGATATGGGAGGGAGAATGAAGAGATTGATGGTGCTGATGCTTCTTTGGTGTACTCCGGTTTTGGCGTGTGGAAGTTATGAGGAGTGCATAGAAAAAGATCGCGACTTGTGGACTTATTCGCATGGAGCAGAATATACGTTAAAAGCCATTGCCTACAAACTCGCCGACATAGAAAAGGCTATCAAGGAATCGAATAACCCCACACACCAAGAACAGAAGAGGTAGGGGATGAGTGAGTTAGACCTCAGAGAAGCAGTCCGGCGTCAGAATCACTTCACGAAATGGTTTAGAGAAGAAGGGAGATTCTTTAGACCTTTGAAGCCATATGACGTTTTCTTAGCTGGTTATTGTGCGGGCGAGGCTGATGAAAAAGAGAGAAAGAAGAAGCCACACAAACGTAAAGGGGTTAGGTGAGTGGGTAAAATATTTATTTTCTCCATACTTCTTTGGTCTGCGCCTGTTTTGGCTTGTCCCGATGGTCAAGAGAAAGCGCAGGATTTGGTTTTAATTCCCATGTTTATTGGCGATCAAATGTACATAATACCGAATTATCTGGATAGCTGTCGTGAGGCCGACCCCCAACCCCATACCCCAAAGGAGAGGTGAAATGAGTAAAGATTTTAGACATGAGCTCGAATGCTTAATCAATCGCTACAGCAAAGAGAACGGTTCAAATACGCCTGACTTTGTTCTGGCTGATTACCTAAATGACTGTTTGAATGCTTTTGATATGGCAGTAAACCTTAGAGAGAAGTATTTTGGGCGCATCCAATGACAAATAACACCGGAATTAGGGAGGAGTTTGAGAAGGCGTTTCAGGAAGAATTTAAGAATAGCATTTATATGATTCACGCTCCTCAAATTGAATGGGCCGCACGATGGATGGCTGATTATCTAGCCAATTGTTGTGGTGTAGAAATGGATAGCAATAATAAAGAGGCTTATATAACCGATAAAGAGATTCGCGCACTAGCAAAGGAACTGGAATGAGAAAAAGACCGTATCACCCATTTTCAGAAATAAATAATCAGAATAAAGAATCTGGTTATTACGAAACAGCGATAAACCCTACCGTTATTCAAATGTATTGCAAAAAATGTGACCATTGGTGCGCTAAGAATAATCACATTTGTTTGGAATGGTGTTCAGAGCATAAATGACTATGGAAAATAACAATCTCCTGCACATAATCGAAGCTTGGATAAAAAAATCTCACCATCACGATGGCTGTGTTAGACGTTATCAGCCATACCCGCAGAGAAAGAATCGGGATATTTGTGACTGCCGAAGAAATTATATTCTTAGTGAATTAGAGTCCATATTAAGAACAGAGAAAACTCAAACATGACCCAACACCCCCAAAAGAGTACGGAGGGGAAGAAGAGGAAGAGGCATA